AAGTCTTTCTAACTGTAATATTTATTATATAGTATCATTATATAGTATCATTATAGAGTATCATTATAAATTATCATTATAGAAATATATCTAAATTTTATAGACTACGATAATAGTCTTCCTGCATCTTAAGTTTAAAATCCGCGAAAGGAAAAGGATTCGAGGACAAAGGTTCAGTGGCCTGTAGATTCTTTTTTTGTCCTAATTATATCACGCGATCTAAACTCAGGAGGGAATCTACTATCCTGAAATCGATTTCCGCCGGAATTTTCCTCCTACCCCCCCTAGCAAGCTTGCTGGGGGGGGGTGGTTTCCAAACCTCAGGGGTCTAAATTCTTACCAGCAAGAAACCCCTAAACTCAGTTGCATCAATTCGCAAACCTTATTTTAAATCGAAATCGAATTGAGGTTCCACTTTTCATATTTCATGTATAAAAATATATAAATCTTTATATAATAAATACATTACTACTTATTTATATAAATCTTGATATATTAAATACATTACTACTTATTTATATAATTACTTAATAATTATATTACTAAGTTAAAAGCTATTTATTAAAAAAAAAATACCGCTTCTTATCTAAGAATCGAACTCAGACTCAGATATTAGAAGTATCTTGTTCTACCATTAAACTAATAAGAATTATTCTAATAAAATCTATTTTTTTCTTATCTAACAGTCGAACTTAAATTAGGATTTTAGGAAAATCTTGTTCTACCATTAAACTAATAAGAATTATTCTAATAAAATCTATTTCTTATCTAAGAATCGAACTCAGACTAGGATTTTAGGAAAATCTTGTTCTACCATTAAACTAATAAGAATTATTGTAAAACTACCCCTCTTTCTTTCATCCCCCCCCCAGCAAGCTTGCTGGGGGGATAATAGTGCTTTAAATTCACAAATGTCGATTTAGTCATAGGATATATGAATTTTAAAATAATTAGTTTTAAAATAATTAGTTTTAAAATAATTAATTTTAAAATAACATACGTAGGGGTAATCTAATTCTTTTCGTGTTATTCATCCTATCTATAAATGTAAATTTCAATTGTATCTACCCTAATAATTTAAAAATGATTATGACTATTATTATATAATTTTTAATATATTTAATACATTGCTATTTATTTATATAAATCTTGATATATTAAATACATTACTACTTATTTATATAAATCTTGATATATTAAATACATTACTATTTATTTATATAAATCTTGATATCGTATATATTAGAAACTAACACTTTAAATTCTACAGATAGTTTTACTTTAGATAATGCAAAAATTGTAGCAGTAACTATTTATACTAATGCTGATGAACAAAAACAATTAGCTGTTAAATAAAATAGAGGGAAATCCTGTATATATCATCCCCCCCAGCAAGCTTGCTGGGGGGGGAGTGGAATAAATAAAAAAACAGGTCATAGTTATGTAGGGTCTAGTATTAATTTGAGTAGAAGATTTAATCAATGGCCCTGGCCACTACAATTAGTAACCACATAGTTGACCCTAATCGTAATATGCGTATAGACAGGGCTCTTTTAAAATATGGGTATTGGCCAAAGCCCTTAATTTTAAGTTAGATATACTAGAATACTGTGAAAAATCTCATTTGATTGAGAGAGAACAATATTATCTGGATCTCCTAAAGCCTCCCCCCCCCCAGCAAGCTTGCTGGGGGGGAATATGAAAATAGTGTATCCAAGACCCTAATCCATTTTATACTATACTTTATAATGAAGTAGGAGATGGGAGAAAAGCCCTAGTCACTAGGTCCTTCCATTTTCGTCACTAACTGAGCTCTGCCAATTCTTAACAAGTGAGTACTTATTGCAAAACGTGAACATTTGTCAACCTATTCTACCTGATAATATGAAGTTAGACGAATCCTCCCCCCCAGCAAGCTTGCTGGGGGGGTAGTATATTATGACCAAAAAAAAGGGTAAAAGAATTATTTTAATTTTTATAATATAGGTTAAAATCTCTTATACTCTAAAAACAGATTTTAGTGAAAAAAAAACCAGACGAATTTTGCAGTTAAATAAAAGATAATATGTTAAACTTAAATAGGAGTAATTTTCAGGCCCATCCTTTTCATTTAGTATCTCCTTCTCCATGGCCTTTATATACATCCATTAGCTTACTAAGTCTTACGACATCCGCAGTTTTATCATTTCATGGATTTGCTTATGCAGGAAACAATTTAATTATGAGTCTAACATCCTTAGTTTTATCTATGTCATTTTGGTTTAGAGATATTATTGCAGAAGGTACTAAAAATTTATTTAATTCCTTGTTTCATACATTAAAAATAGCAAGGGCTATATCTAAAGGTAAAACTACTTTAAATAGAATTCTTAATTCAAGAATTGTATTTACTGGTCATATAAATAATATAGAAATGTATATATTATTACAAACAAGATTAGGGGGTATAGGTAGATTTCAACATTCTGGTAATAATGTCATTAGATATATAATAGGTGATAATAAAGGTATTTTAAAAATTATTGAATTAGTACATGGAAAATTTAGAACACCAAAAAATATAACATTTAATTATTTAATAGAATTCTTTAATTTTAAATATAATCATAATATACCAAATAGTCCTTTAGATTTATCTGATTTTGGTAATAATAGTTGATTAACAGGATTTGTAGAAGCAGATGGTTATTTTGGAGTAAAAATTTTAGAATCTAAACCTAAATCTGATACAAGAAAAAGAGTTAGAAGTGGTAGTATAAATCTTGTATTTAGATTAGATCAAAGATCTTTTGATACACCAACAAATACAACATTTGTACCTTTTATGGAAAAATTAGCTAAATTTTTAGATTGTAGTGTATTACCATATAAGGAAGATAAAGTATTATCCCTTAGTTTAACATCTTTAGACAAATTAACAAATCTAATTGTATATTTTGATAAATATCCTTTAATAGGGGTTAAAGGAAAAGATTTTAAGGACTGGGTAAAAATTTATCATATGATTAAAAATAAAGAACATTTAACAGAAACAGGAAAAGAAAGAATAATGTTATTACAATCCAATATGAATAGCAAAAGAAATATATAAAAATAGTAGGATTACTTAAGTGCCTTCTTTAAATTTTACCATATGCTGGAAACTCTTAAAGCTTTAAATACGTAAGTATAATATATAAATACGTAAAAATTTTAAAGATAAATCAATAGACAATCAGCAGGAAACCTGGAGATCGATAATTATCTTAAGGATCCTCAGAGACTAAACGCAAAAATTTAATACGTTAAGTATGATAACCTATTAATTAAGATATAGTCCAATAATTTGTATAGCAAATACACATTGACTTATTTAGGTAATCACACGAAAAATAAACGAGAGTTTAATAAAACTTCTTATTTTAAATTACCAGTACGTGATGGTATTAAAAATAAGGTAAAAGGGTTAAAATACCCTTTTCTGATTATTAAACCAAATATTAGAAAATTACACACAAGAACTACTCATCAATTACACACAGGAACTACTCATCAATTAGGATATTATCTAGCGGGTTTAATAGAAGGGGATGGATCAATTATTCTTAGAAAAGGAGAGAGAGAAAAGATTTCTCCCAAGATCGTTCTTACTTTTTCTGGTAATGAGATCCCTATGTTTGCAAAACTACAACGAACTCTTAATACAGGGGTTATATATACAGAGGCAAACGGGGTCTGTAGATATAGTGTAACTAATGCCGATGCAGTTATAAAAATAATTCATCTTGTAAATGGTAAATTTAGAACTCCAAAGATCCAAGCTTTATATAAAGCTATCGACAATCTTAATAAATGGCGAAATGCCAATATAGTTAAATTACCTTTAGATTCTAGTAGTATAGATTCTAATGCTTGGTTAGCAGGTTTCATAGATACAGATGGCCATTTCTCTATTAAATTAACGGGTAGTTATGGGTCAGACGACTCTGAGGTCCGGGGAAGAGTACAATGTGTATTCTCTTTAGCTCAGAGTGAGCTTAATAGAGTAACAGGTGAATCTAATGTTCCTGTTATGACTCTTTTGGCAAATTTTTTCCAAGTTAATTTATTACATAAAATAGAGAAAGCTTCAAAACATAGAGGGTCAGCTAAGACAATTAGTTTTTTTGCTCAATCTGATAGTAAACATTATATTGAGGTTGACTATTTAACTAGATTTCCTTTAATGACAAGTAAGCATCTTAACTATTTAGCTTTTTTTAAAGGATTATCTTATTTAGGTAAACGGTTAGAAAGAGAAGAAGTTCTTGAGATAAGAGCTATAAAAAGTTCTATGAATAAGAAGCGTACATATTATAATTGAGATCATCTTAATTCTTTTTATTCTGAGTAGTCTTCTCACTTTTTATCTATTTTACTTTTAATTTCATTTATAAGCTGATGTGCAAGTACGTGTAAGTAAATGAAAAAATATAAACCTAATTGACTAGTTAGTTCCTTAAGGTTGTGTAACATTTGTGTAATTGAAACTAATTTTTACTTTTCTAGTTTAGATTACCACTAGTTTTATCTACCTGTTCACGTGTAAGGTACTGTATTTTTATTTGCTATTATGTAAATAAGATGCCTTACCCTTCATAATCTCTGATGGATTAGGGTTCAGAGTAGATAAACAGTATAACCTTTAATAAGTTAGTATTTAATATCAAACACGACTTATTTAGGTAACCACACCTTGTCCGTACAAAGAGGATTAAACATTGGTGTTGGTTTATTTATAGTATCTGAAGCTTTATTTTTTTTAGCCATATTTTGAACATTTTTCCATAGTGCTCTTTCTCCTGCAGTTGAATTAGGTGCTATGTGACCACCTATGGGGATTGAAGCTCTTGATCCTTTTGAACTACCCTTAATTAATACAATTATTCTACTTGCTTCAGGATTTACTGTTACATATGGACATCATTTTTTAATAAACGGAAAAAGAGGTAAAACTTTATATGGTTTACTTTATACTATTATATTGGCAGTTATATTTACAGGTTTACAGGGGGTAGAATATTCAGTTTCATCATTTACTATATCAGATGGAGCTTTTGGATCATGTTTTTATTTTGGAACAGGGTTCCACGGGTTAACATATGTAGCCCCTACCAGTTTATTTATTTTTATCTTGTTATTTAATAAATTAATAAAAAAAGAAGATAAAATAAGATATCAAATTAAAAATAAAGCTTTAGTTGTAGAATCTAACAATAAATCAATTAAATTAGATAAAAATTTTATTCAATGGCTTGTTGGATTTACTGACGCTGAGGGTAATTTTAATATTAGTCTAAAAGGTTTAAATAAAAATACTTATAATAGTTTAAATATAACATTTCAAATAGGTTTACATATAGACGATCTACATATCTTAGAATATATTAAAGATAAATTAAATTGTGGAAGTATTTCTATATCTGAAAATAGATGTAATTTTTTTGTTAATGATCAAAAATCCTTAATAAATGTTATATTACCTATATTTAAATATATGGAATTAAAAAGTTCTAAATATTTTCAATTTTTAATATTTGAAAATGCAGTGAATTTATTAATTAATAAAAAACATTTAAGTCCTGAAGGTAAATTAAAAATATTGGAATATTATAAAGAAATTAAAATTGTTAATCTAAATTCTACAGCTAGAGAAAATATGGAAATAGAACAATCTTGATTAATAGGATTTACAGAAGGAGATGCTACTTTTTCTACTAATAAATTAGTACCGAGATTAAAATTTGAAAATCATATTAAAGAAATAGAATTATTAAAAAGTATTTTAAACTATTTTAAAATTGGTAATTTAAGTACAAATAGTAGAGAATCAGGAAATACTGTTATATTAGAAATAAATAATATACATGTCTTATTTAATATAGTATTACCTTTATATATTGATTCAATGTTAACTAAAAAATTCTTAGATTTTTCAGATTGATCTATTATAGTAAAAATTTATTATTATGGTTATCATAATTTACCAGAAGGTGTAGAATTAATAAATTTAATAAAATCTCAAATGAATAATTATAGATTAAGTAGTAATTCTTCAGTAAAATTTGAGAATTCAATAATATTAGAAAAATTGAATTCTTTATTATCTTTACCAAGTCCATATGAAATAAAAAACAATATAAGATTTATAAGGGATACTGAAAAATTAGTATCGGAAAAACTAAATATAATAGTTGAAGATGCTAAAGGTAATAAACAATATTATGCTAGTATTGTAGAATGTAGTAAACAAATTAGCATATCTAGAAAAACAATTAAAGATTGTTTAATTACAGGTATATCTTATAAAGGTTATATTTTTAAATTTGATACCTTATATTAAATAAACTGACAGAAAACAGGGTAAATTATCATAGAACTCCTATTTTATTAAATAGGGCAATATGTAGCCAAGCGTATATTAAATAAAATTAAAAAAGGAATATACGAAGGTTCAACGACTAGTAGGTGAGTACTTTATTTTCAATAACCCTACCACGAACACCCTGCAATCATTTATAATGATTGAAGATATAGTCTGAACCCTTTTGTAAAAAAGGGAAATAAAGGATAAATAGCCTTTATTATAACAAATTAGTACATGTAATGATCGGTACAGCATTTTTAGCAGTTGGTTTATGACGTGCACTAGCCTATCATTTAACAAATAATCATCATCTCGGGTTGGAAGCAGGAATTTTATATTGACATTTTAATAGGTGTCGTGAGTGAAAATCTCACCTAGTCATTAATAAATTTTAATGGTAGATGTTATAACAAAACATTAATCTCCCCCAGCAAGCTTTCTCGCTAAGGCGCAGGGGGTTAAATGACTTGATAAGGTGAAAACGGTTAATGACTACCTTAGTAGAAGACCGTCGGTGGCTATAAACACCGCTACAGACTGGGTCGCCTACGTAGAGCTGAAATGCTCGCGAATGTACAGTCGGAGCTTATATTTGGTTTATTATGATTATAACCTATAAGATAGATTTCTAAATTTGAAAGTTTTTATTTTCGACTCTAGGTTAAGGGAGAGATCTTGATAACTATAAGTTTGCAAAATAATATAAATTTAAATTATAAAAAGAATTTCAGTACGGAATTAAAAAAAAACTCTAGTTTAAATAATGAATTTAAAGAATGATTATGTGGGTTAATAGATGGAGAAGGCCATTTTTATATAAATAAAAAATCCGAGACAGTTTTTAGTTTTAGATTTGAAATACATTTACATATTGACGATAAACTTCTTCTGAATTATATATGTAAAACCTTAGGTATAGGTAAAGTATATGCTTATGGGGATAAGTGTACTTTTGTTGTTTCTAACCATAGAGAGGTACAGATAATAATAGATCTCTTAACCAAATACCCTTTAAATACCACTAAGCTTCTTAATTTTTTAGATTTAAAAAAAGCTTTGGAGCTATATACAAATAGTACAAGAACTGAAGATATAATCAAAGAAATAACAAATTTAAAAAATGGAATGAACTCTAAAAGAACTGTGTTTAAAATGCCTGATTTTCATATACCTTTAATAACGAATAATTGATTACTTGGTTTTGTAGAAGGGGAAGGTTCATTTTCAGTAAGAAGAGGTTCTAATAAATTTGAATTATTATTTAGTATAAGTCAATCATCTAAAGATGAAATTTTGATGGACGCTATAAAACAATTTCTTGAGAATTTACCTGGTACTCATGGATCAGATGTTGTAAAAAAATCAATTTATAAACCTAAAGGTGTTAATCATCAACCTGTAATTCAGTTAGTAATATCTCAAACAGATTATATTAAAAATGTGCTAATTCCATTTTTTAGTTCTTTAAAGTGGCATTCTAAAAAAGAATTAGATTTTAACGATTGAGTCATTATTTTTAATTTAAAAGAAAGAGGTCATCACTATCAAGAAGAAGGGTTAAGAGTTTTAAATGCTATTGTTAATCAAATGAATAATTCTAGGTTATCTACTTCTAAAAACACTAATATAGATAGAGATCAATTATTAAAAGACATAGCAGTATTATTAAATGGCCCTTCAAATTACGGAATTATAGGGGATAGAAAAATCATAAAATCTTTAAATAAACTAGCAGGAGTAGGAAAACAAGTAATTATTCAGTTGGAAGAAGAAAACGGAAATATTATAAAAACTTTTTACTCAATTTTAGACTGTGCTAAATTTTTTAATGTTTCAAGAACTTTAATTTATAGTAGACTATCTGATAATAGATCAATTATTTTTGAAGGTAAATCTGTTTTTATCAAGAAAAAATAAACAAAATAAATAAGTTCGTTTGTAGATGTTGTATGATTATTTCTGTTTGTATCCATATACTATTGAGGATCCTAAGAAACTGGTCATTTAGGATTAAAGATATGACTTTTAATAACTACCATCCCCCAGCAAGCTTGCTGGGGGAGGTGGTTAAAGTACAATAAACTTAGTAATTGTTAGATTACAATTAACTTGTTATGAAAATAAAAAAATAATATAACAAATCCCCTTTATTATAACTAGGGAAAATTGCCTTATATTTATAGTAAACGGCTTTGGCCGGCTTTGGCCGGCTTTGGCCGGCTTTGGCTTGTAGTTATTATATTTGTACAGCAATTAATGGTAGAAGATTAAATTATATTTGATTAAAGGCCACAAAAAAAAAGAAATTAGCTCAATTGGTAGAGCATTTGTTCGACACAAGAGGTTAAGTGTTCAAATCACTTATTTCTTGACACTTATAGGTTATAATTCTATATCCCCCCCCCCAGCAGGCCTGCTGGGGGGGGAGGAGATTTTAAAAGTGTAATTTTACTAAAACACCGTTAGATAGTTTAGGATATACCTCAATAGGCAGAACAGTTATATAAGGCAGTTTTATCTAAAATTAAGGTGTATCCTTGTATCCATTGACCCCAAAATATTTTATAAAAATAGCCTAGATTCTACCTATCTAAACAAAATAATATTTTGTTTTTAGTTTTTTGTTTTTAATCCCCCCCCAGCAGGCCTGCTGGGGGGGAGGAAAAGTGGGGGGGGGTTATATATTAACTCATGTGACAATCTTAACTATAATTATTAAATTATATTAGCGTAATTACAAGATTTTTTTAATATTATACGCGGAAATCTATAAATTCTATGACTGTTTGCTCGAATGTTATACCCGTGACTAATTTAATTAAAAGCACGATTATTTTATCTAACAAAAATAAATACAACCTAAATATAATTGTATCCTCTATAAGTATGTGATTTGAAAGATGATTTTTATCTTCAAATGCTAAAGATATAGGTGTTTTATATTTAATATATGCATTATTTGCAGGTTTAGTGGGTACTGCCTTTTCTGTTTTGATCAGATTAGAGTTGTCAGGGCCCGGTGTTCAGTTTATTGCTGATAATCAATTATATAACAGTATTATTACTGCTCATGCTATAATAATGATATTCTTTATGGTCAAAAAAGGTTTTATATTAAACTCGCACTTTACTTTTTTCAAAGAAGTAAATAGCGATAATAACGATTCACCCTTGTTAAGTGAATGTGATGACAACAAGGACGGTTACAGCCCTGACAATGAAGACAATAATTCTCATAATAAACACAAAAATGGTAATAATAAAAAACACAATTATGTTAAAGTATTAGTAGATGATCCTTATAATAATAGAGATATAATACTTAAAGTAACTAAGAAGCAAAAAGGTGTTTCCTCTTCTACTCCTAATAACTTAAATCCTTATTTAGTGACAGGGTTTTCTGATGCTGAATCATGTTTTGGGTTTAGAGTTCGTAAAAACCCTAAACTAAAAGTAGGTTGAGAAGTGATTCCTTATTTCTTTATAAACCTACATGTTAAAGATCTTTCTATCTTATTAGATATAAAAGAATTTTTTGGTGTGGGTAATATTAGTAGTAATAAAGAATCCGCATTATATCAAGTTAATTCTCTTAAGGATTTAGTTAATGTTATTATTCCTCATTTCGAATTATATCCTTTATTAACTAAAAAGAAAGCTGATTTTTTATTATTTAAATTAGCTATTGAATTAATTAAACAAAAAGAACATAAAAATATAGAAGGAATACATAAACTAATAGGGATTAAAGCATCTTTAAATAAAGGCCTTTTAAACGATGAATTATATTCATCTTTTAAGAATATTGTTTCTCTCCCCTAGGGGTAAGAAAGAACTGAAGTAGCTTTACCAGAAGTGATAAATCCTTATTGATTTGCAGGTTTTACAAGTGGAGATGGAAGTTTCTCAGTAGAAATACTAAAATCTTCCTCTCATAAAATAGGACATCAAGTAATTCTTAAATTCTTAATAACTCAACATAATCGTGATCTTGAATTATTGAAATGTTTCAATAAGCTTTTAGGGGGAGGTTTTATAAAAGAGCGTACGGGCATTTCTGAATTTAGAGTGGTAAAATTATCACTTATTACAGATAAACTTATACCTCTTTTTCAGAAACACCCTATTATTGGAAATAAAAATAAGGATACCCTCCGGGTGGATTTTTGTCAAGTCGCTGAATTAATGAATAGTAATGCTCATAAAACTCCAGAAGGGTTAGATAAAATTCGAGTAATTAAAGCAGGGATGAACACAAAAAGAAAATAGATTTTCATTACTAGCCCTCTATCCAACCCCGCGTGGGATTAAAGGTTTCTTAGTACAAAACTAGTTATCTAGAAATAATTTTGTTCATTTGTTATTATTTAACCTGTTATTGTTATTATTTAACCTGTTATTATTATTATTATTTAACCTGTTATTGTTATTATTTAACCTGTTATTGTTATTATTTAACCTGTTATTGTTATTATTGCTACTATAAGATAATGCGAAATTAATATAAAATAAAAGCATGGCCGGGTAAGGGTGGAAACACCTTACTTTCTTTACACTATATGCGAAAACCTCTTTAGAGCTTTTGATACTAGTACTGCAGACTTTCGGAACTTATCGGTATACGAAAAGCGGCAGAATACAGTAACAATTCAAAAGATTAGACAATTCGCAAGAAAATACTTAAAATTATAAATCAGCTGTTTAAGCTTAATGAGTATTCCTTGGAAAAAATGGGGTTGCTTTTTAATTAATTTTGTATAATAACCCTTTTATAACCGTAAAGTTATTCTTTAATATGAGAAACTTTGGACGGAAAGAATTTGTATGTAGGACATTCCATTAATCTATATAATAGAATAAGTTCTTATTTTATGCCATCTATACTTAAGACTAAAGCTAGAAGAGTTCTACGTTATTTAAATAAATATGGTTTTGGTCATATTAAACTAACCATTTATATTATGAATGAGAATTCTAGTTTAGAACAGGTAGTAGAACTTGAACAACATTTTATAGATAGTTTAAACCCAAATCTTAATGTAGATCTAGTAGCTAGCGGTTCTGGACATCATGAACCAATGAGTCAAGAAATACATGAAAAGCTTCGTAAACTAAGGGGTACTCCAGTGTATGATACTAATACATTTTGCTTTGCTATATGTTTTTGAATCAAAACAACAAATTTATAGTCTTATTAATATGCATCATACCACTTTAAATGATTGTTTAAACTCAGGTAAGATATATCTAGATACTTTCTTTTTTTCTCGCAAAGGCGCCAGATTTAATAGAAGAATCTCCTGAAACTAATATACTTGATTTGGATCAAATTAAAAGTTTAATTTCAGATAAAAGAGAGATATATGTCGTTAAACACCCCACAGCTAAACCACGGCTCCGCCGAGGAGAGTTTAAAGACGATCCTAAAAAAAACATAGAATTTGACTCTTTGGGTGGTTTAGCTAAACATTTAAAAGGTGACCGTCAAGTTATTAGACAATATTTAACAGGTGAGAAATCGGGTTATTATCGAGGTAAATGAAAATTTACTTACAAAATTTAATATAAAAAGGGCACGGCCGGGTAAGATAGAAACATCTTACTTTACATTTACTGTTTGCTGGAATATCTTTAGAGCCTTTGGAACTAGTAATGCAGACTCTCTTTAAGATCAAGCGGCATAATACAGTAACATTTCAAAGGATTAGGCAATCAGCCAGAAACCAAATATAAAAGGGCTCATTGTAGCATTAAACGCGATTTTTTTTTTAAAAAAATTGAGTAGGATCTTCAGAGACTACACGTGAATACCTTAGTAAATACTTGTTATTTAAAGGTAAAGATATAGTCCGCGCATTAACGAAAGTTAGTGATAAAGCGCATGCCAGCTTTAATAGGAGGTTTTGGTAACTTCCTGCTTCCATTAGGATTAGGAGGTCCTGATATGGGATTCCCTAGACTTAATAATATTAGTTATTTATCTTTAATTCCTAGTATTGTATTATTCTTATTTGCAGGTGGAATAGAGAATGGGGTAGGTACAGGTTGAACTCTTTACCCTCCTTTATCAGGTATACAAAGTCATAGTGGTCCAAGTGTAGATTTAGCTATATTTGGATTACATTTATCTGGTATTAGTTCTCTTTTAGGTGCTATGAATTTAATGTTGACTGTATTTGTTACATATTTAATATATTCAATAAGCTTTCAATTAATTGTTAATAAATGTTACTTTAGTACTGCTAAACCTAAATATACTTTTAAAAATAACTCCTCGCCTTTGTGTGAAAAAGACAATAATTATGGAAACGATAACAACCCTGAAAAAGATAACAATTTAGGCAAGGACAATGACTCTAAAAAAAACGGTTCTCCTGAAAACAATAATAAACCTAAATTGGACAACCGTTGAAAAGAGATATTGGGTAGAACAGGTCCTAATAAACATGCACATGTTCTAGCTATTGAGCTAATTAATAGTGGTAAACCTGTGACTGCTGAAAATATTAATGAAATTTTAGCTTACTGTGATATTAAAATTACAAAACAGGAATTAAAATCTTTAATTAATACTACAAGTTTTACTTTAACTAATTTAAATGAAAAAAGTATAACTAAGGAAATTCTTAAAGATAAACTTGGTTTACCTAATAGTAAACAAAGAATACCTGGTATATATATTTTTACACATATTAGTACAGGTAGAAAATATGTAGGTTCATCTTCACAGTTAGCTTTTAGATTAAATGGCTATATTAATTTGTCTCATAGAGAGAGTGGTTTATTAATACCTATCTTAAAAAAAGAAGGGTTGAAAAACTTCTCTTTACAGGTATTTCCTTTTTATCATAATTACATAAAAGGGTCAGAAATTGTATTAGAACAATATTATTTGTTAGACTCTAGTTTCACATTAAATACTATAAGAGTTGCAAATAACCCTAGCGGGTCAAACTCAAAGAGTTTATTTATGTATAATAGAGATATGACCATATTATATTTTTTTTCAACGAAACAAATAGATTTTATTAGAAAATTAAATGTTCATCATATCACATTTTCTAAACATTTAGAAAACGGTACTTATTATTTAGGTAAATATCTATTTTTAAGAGTACCGGTGTTAACTGCTAAAGTTAAAGATATGTCTGATTCAGATTTAGCTTTAATGTTGGAAAAAGACAGAGTTAAATATAATAAAAATAAACCTCTAAATAGTTTATCTAAACCTATAAGATTAACAGATGTAAATAATGTAGAAAACACTGTAGTGTTAAATAGTTTAGGTAAATGTGTGGAATATTTACATAATAAGGGTTTATCTGCTTCTCAAGTAACATTAGTTAAACATATTAATTTAGGTAAAGCATATAAAGGGTATTTATGTGAATATGTGAAAGAAAATACTTTATAATGGGGTTCATATAAAATTTCTAACTATATGCTGGAATAGCTCAGTGTTTATAAGTACTTTATAGTGAAAATCTTATAAGCTATGCTTAATCAGCAGGAAACCAAAGGGCATTAATCTAAATATATTATATATTTAAATCGCCGTAGGGATCCTCAGAGACTAGATGCTAGAGACCGTATATTAATACGATTGAAAGATAGTCCACTATAGTTACTAGTTTAACTATTTTTAGTGTCATGACAACAACATTTAATATGAGAAGTCCTGGTATAAGATTGCATAAATTAATATTATTTGCATGAGCAGTTGTTATTACTGCTGTTTTATTATTATTATCACTTCCTGTTTTAGCCGGTGGAATTACTATGGTATTAACTGATAGAAACTTTAATACATCATTCTTTGAGGTAGCAGGAGGGGGTGACCCTATATTATACCAACATCTTTTCTTAAGAGAAAATTATATGTGCCTATATACTATGTTACCTATTCTAAAAAAAGGGAAATCATTTGATTTTAAACTTTTTTATTCTAAATTTAGCGAACACTATCCTAATATTAAACAACCTAGCAGTAAATTTCTTGAATGACTTATAGGATTTTCAGAAGGAGAAGGTTCTTTCATTCTAGCTAAAAGAGGAGATTTATCTTTTGTTATAACTCAATCCACTATGGATGTAAAGAGTTTATATTATATTAAGGATAATCTTGGATTTGGTAAAGTAATTAAACAATCTGTTAAACAAAATACACACAGATTTGTTATTCAAGACATTAGAAATTTATACTTGATTTGTTTATTATTTAATGGTAATATGGTATTTCCAACAAGAAATGCTAGATTTTTAACTTTTCTTTCTTCTTTTAATGAAAAACTTTTAAAGAAAAACTTTACAACGATAGCTCATTCGGATGTTTGTAGTATTCCTTCTTTAAAAGATGGTTGATTATCAGGTATAACAGATGGAGAAGGTTGTTTCACTTGTTCTTTATTATCTAATAGTCCTAGTTATAGATTCAGATATATATTAACTCAAAAATGGGACGCTAACAAAGATGTTTTAGAGCATCTTTCAACTATACTTTCTGAATATTTAGCAATAGGTGCTGTAGTACCTCATTCTGCTAGTGATGTATGAGAATTAAGAATAAATGGTGTAAAAAACTGTAAAGGTTTATTTACTTATTTTGATGAATACAGTCTTATAACTAAAAAGAAAGATAGTTATATAATGTGAAAATCACTTTATTACAGATTAGTTAATAAAGATCATTTTGAACATAGTTCTAGATTAGAATTAATAGAATTGGCTAAACAAATTAATAAAAAGGATATATAAAGGAAAACAGGGGCTTGGTTTAGTCAAAACTATGGAGTTATTTAGGGCAGATGTAAAACGAAATAAGACCCTTTATGACGAATACCGATTGGTATACCACAACCCTAGTTCTTGTTGCAATTTATTGTGCAATTCTTAGGAGGAAACAATAAAATACAAGAGCTATGCTGGTAGGATAAGTAATTATCCAAACGGTCAAAATCTCTTAAGATGAGACCGTCGGTTTCCTAAGAGATCGCTACAGACTGGTTCACCGGTGGGTGGCTGCAATGCTGCTTAATGTACAGTCGGATTCCTCTTTTAATGTCTAAAGAAAGGCTGATGAAAGCCATCAGGTTGTACGATTAAAAGGTTAAAAGAATTGTACAATAAGGAATTGGATTCTTTGGACATCCAGAGGTTACGAATGTAGGCCTCTTAACGTTGCCATATGCTGGGACTGCTTCGCTATATAGTTCTAAATACTCCATCTTAAATGATACAGTAAAAAAGTTAGAACAAAGAAGTAAATCAGCCGGTAACATTTTAAGTATAAAAAATGAAACCTCAGAGACTTTACGCGACGGAATTGTAGTAAATTCAGAGAATGTTAAACGTATATCAAATCACGTACCTAAACACTTGAAGCCTATAAATAATGAACAATTAGGTCATTATATAGCAGGATTAATAGATGGGGATGGTCATTTTAGTAAAGCTCAACAACTAGTTATAGTTTTTAGCTCTTCAGATGCATTTTTAGCTTATTATCTGAAAGAAAAATTAGGTTACGGTAATGTCAAAAAAGTGAAGGATAAAAACGCATACCTTTTAATAGTATCTAATAAAGAAGGTATGTTAAATGTACTTAACTTAATAAATGATAAATTAAGAACAGAACACAGATTTAACCAGGTAGTTAATAATATATTAAATCATACTAGGTATAAAGACAAAAATATAAATTTTACTATGAACTCAACCAACAATTTTGACAATCACTGATTAGCAGGTTTTTCTGATGCGGATGCTAGTTTTCAAATAAAAATTATTAAACGTATTACCAGAAATAAGCCGGAAGTAAGATTAAATTATCAAATAGATCAGAAAAATGATTTATTGTTGACCATGATAAAAGATTATTTAGGTGGAAATATTGGATATAGAAAATCTAAAGATACCTATTATTATGGTTCTACTAGTTTTGGTTCCGCTAAAAAAGTTATACTACATTTTGATAAATATCATTTACAATCTAGAAAGCATATAAGCTATTTAAGATGAAGAAAGGTATATAGATTAATACAAGACAAACAACATTTAACAGAAAAAGGGCTAGTTAAAATACTAAAAATTAAGTCCTTAATAAACAGTCATGAAGAAAATACTACAATTCAAGATAAAGTCCTAACAAGAATATAAAAGTTTTTGAGTATTAATAAGAACAGACTATGTTATAATACATAGCTGTCCTGTTAATCAAAATAGTCGCTACATATTAATAATCCCAGGATTTGGTATAATAAGTACTACAATTTCAGCGAATTCAAATAAGAGCGTTTTTGGTTATCTTGGTATGGTCAAGAATAGGCCCACGCTACTTAATAGTTGCATGAATCTCCATTCAATGCTGGAAACCTCTAACACCTTAAATACTAGTAATAATAAAATTATTAGTAACAAATTTAAGGATATTACAATGAGTAATCAGCAGGTTACAAAAACAAATATATTATCAAACATAACACATATTTTAAATACTATTAATTTATTTAGTAACCTCAGAGACTATACGTGGAGAAGCCTTGCAGAGTGCTTAATATATAGTCCCGTATTTTTTTATAACAGTTTATCCATAAAATTAAACATAAGAAATGTATATAAAGTATTAACAAGAAAATTATCTATAGATCATTTAGAAAATAAACTGGATCCTGATTGGGTTACAGGGTTTGTGGATGCTGAAGGTTGTTTTAGTGTAATAGTAGAAATATCGGAAATTTTTAAAAGAAAAGTAAGAATTTCATTTGAAATAAATCTGCATGAAAAAGATAAAGATATTTTATATAAGATAAAGTCTTTTTTTGGTGTAGGTGCTGTATACATTAGATCAGATCGAAAATTAGCTGTGTATAGAGTTACTAATGTTAACTATATAAAGGATATTATAATACCACACTTTACAAACTATCCACTAATAAGTAAAAAAAGGATAGATTTTTTATTATGATCTAAGGTAGTGGAAATTATTTTAAATAAAGATCATTTAACCGAACAAGGATTTTTAAATACTCTTTCTTACTATGCTGCCATAAACAAAGGAATGTCAAAAAAAGTTTTAAAAGATTACCCTAATATAATATCGGCGAACAAACCTATTATAAATTTACCTGCAAATTTAAATCCTCAATGGGTGTCAGGATTTGTAGCGGGTGATGGAGGGTTTTCTATATATATTAGACCTGCTAAAATTAATTCTTTATCACAAATTGTGTCTTGTAGATTTCATATAGCTCAGCATAGCAAAGATTTAGAGCTTATGAGATTATTTACTAAATTTTTTGACTGTGGTACTATTGCATTAAGATCCAATTTAAATACACCTAGATGCGACTTTATAGTACAAGATATTCCTTCTTTATTATATAAAATATTACCTCATTTTGATACCTACCCTCTTTTAAACCTAAAACAAGAGGATTATATTTGTTTTACAAAAGGTATGAATATTATAAAACTGAAAAAACATTTAACTACAGAAGGTTTAAAAACACTTAAGGAATTAAATTCGGAGATGAATAGTAATAGATTAAAATAGTTTTCTTGTTAGCCCTTACAGGCAGGGGCGAGAGCCCCAAGGGACTGTAATTCAACTTTATATACAGGAAAAATACAGCTATGCCATGTGTTCTATTGGAATTTTAGGATTTGTAGTTTGAAGTTGAGTTTTGGCTTCGCCTCTTAGTGATCTGAGGATTTATATTATTTATTTCGCTGTAAGCTGGAACGGCTTAGTGCTAATTGTTACCTTGAATGGTGAAAATACAATTAGCTATGCCCAATCAGCCGGCAATCTGTCCCTGTGCTCATCAGAGAGTAAAACACAGAGCGCTTCAGAGGCTATACGCGAAACATCTTTTAATTTTTCAGCATTTCGTCAGTATTATAATACACTGTTTGGAAAGGACGCGCAACATCTATCCGATAACTGATTACGCCAAAATTATTCTACTTCAAGCTCGCCTCCGAAGGAGGGGAGTGAAAATAATATAAAACCAGTAAAGGTCTATGACAATGCTGATACTCAAAAACTGCATATATTACAAGAGAATAAAAATAAAAGCGGAATTTATCTGTGGGTTAACAACGATACAGGTGAATCTTATGTAGGGTCTGCAGCTAATTTATCTCAAAGATTTCGTATCTATTATTCTCTGCTTAGTATTGAAAGAATTTTAAATAGATCAAAAAGCCGTATTTTAAGGGCTATACTTAAATATGGTTATTCCAAATTTACTCTTAAAATCCTTGAATATTGTGATTCTAAGGATTTAATAAAACGTGAGCAATATTACATAGATTTGCTAAAGCCAGAGTATAATATCCTAAAAGTAGCAGGTTCACGGTTAGGAAGTACGCATAGTCAAGAAAGTAGAGCTAAGATGTCCAGTATAAAAAAAGGGATAAAACGATCGGAAGAAACTCGAGCTAATATGTCTAGTGCTAAATTAGGGCTACAAGTAGGATATAAAAATCCTAATTTTGGTAATACGATGAGCCAAGATGCTAAAGATAAACTTATTAAATCTAAAGGAACCGCTGTAAGCGTTTTGGATTTACAAACTAATGAAGCAATAACATATCCTTCTGGAAATCAAGCTGCAAAAGCTATTTCTTGTCCAACTGCTACATTTAAAGTTTATTTGAGATCAGGAAAGGTATTAAAAAATAGATACGTATTTTCTAAAGTAATATCTAAATAATAACTTTATTAAGGGGTTATTGTTTATTTTTTTGCTTATTTTTACATATTTATTTTTGTTTTGTTAATGGCCTTATTATGTGGTCAATTAAGTTAGTAATGATTTAATACAAATTTTCAGTTAAAAGGGTACAAGAGTACGTTTTGCTCTTACTCAGGAGCAAAGTGCTATTCTTTTAGTGTTGTTAATAGAAAAATGTCATAGTGTGTTGTTTTCTTGCTAAGTGGGTGCTCACTCACTAGTAGCGCTGAGTATGCACAGTTAATTTACGGATGCTTCGCCAGCATCCATTTTACCAGCTTGGCCTTTTCAGATCTTATGAGAAATAAACATTTTGCTATATGCCGGGACGGTTAGTGTTAATTGGTACAGTTCACTATACCTTATCAGCAGGGAAGGTCAATACCTTACTCAAAGTAGTAAAGGTTATTGGAACCCTCAGAGACTACACGCAAAACATCTTTTAATAAAAACATAACAGGAGCTTAGATTTTAAGTCATATACTAGCTAGCATAAAGCTAGCCCATTCGAACTCCATAAAAAAAAACGGGTACGAACGGTGTTTATTGGGTTTGTTGAAGGAGATGGTGCCATTCAAACTTATGCGAATGGTACAAGAGTACGTTTTGTTCTTACTCAAAAGGAAAGTGCTATCCTTTACTACGCCCAGAAAAAGTTAGGTATAGGTACTGTTAAGCATTTTCCACAAGGGAAAAGTGGGAACAAAAATGACTTCTACAGATTAATTGTAGATAATCCCTCACATATTCTTCTTCTAGCCTTTTTATTTAACGGTAATCTGGCTCTTACACACAGAATACAACAATTATCTTTGTGAGTTCAAGCTCTAAACAATCGTTTTGGGTCAAATACAATTCTATTGATTAATACTGCTGTTTCAGTTACATTACAAGATGCTTGATTATCTGGTTTCACCGACGCTGAAGGATGTTTTAATGTATCCATAACATCCAATGCAAGATATGCATTAGGTAATGTTATAAAAATGCGTTATATACTTGATCAGAAGGATAGTACTATCCTTCTGGTCATACGAAACCTTTTTGGGTTTGGTAAAGTAACTCTTAGATCCAAAACGGACGGTGTTTATCGTTACACAGCTACAGGGTTTAAAGCAATGAATGATGTAATATCTTACTTTAAAGTATTTCCATTACTTACTAAGAAGGCCCAATCTTTCGATAAGTGATTAACTATTCATAATTTCGTTTCTAATAAATTACATCTCACTGAAGAAGGATTAGCCCAAGTAAGAGCATGACAGAAACAGATTAATATGGAGAATGGTTTGACAAAAAAAACAGGATCTGCGCATCCTTAGTGTTATTAATTAAAAGATGAAGATATAGTCCGATTCTCCTTGTGAAAGGAGCGCATAGTTATATTAGCTATGCGGGTAGATATAAGGAATACCTGCTAACATTTTTGCATCACATGTACACTGTTGGGCTTGATGTAGATACAAGAGCCTATTTCACTGCCGCAACTCTGATTATTGCAGTACCTACTGGTATTAAGATATTCTCATGGTTAGCTACTTGTTATGGTGGTTCTTTAAACTTAATACCATCCTTATTATTTGCATTAGGTTTTGTATTTATGTTTACAATTGGAGGGTTATCAAACCACTTAGCCTTCCCTTTAAATTCTACTATATGCTGGAAAGTTCTAACAATTAAAATACTATTTTTTATATTTATAGTGACAATTTTTAATTTTGAATCATCAGCAGGTAACCAAAAAATTTTATTAAATAAAATAAATATTTTAATGGTAACCTCAGAGACTACATGTAGAACTCATAAATTATTATGAGATAAAATAGTCCATGTAATAAACCTCTTAATCTTTTTTTATTTTGTATTTAAAGAAATACACAAGTGTACTTTAAATTATAATTCATATATAAGCCGTAGTTATTCTAATTTTAGTAATGAACCTAATAATAATTTTAATGAAAAGGATTTAAAACCTATAAAAGTTTATAACAGTTTAAAAGAAGATAGAATAAATATATTAAAAGAACAAAAAGATAAATCAGGTGTTTATTATTTAATTAACAAAATAAATGGTCATACATATGTAGGAAGTTCTATTCATTTGTCTTCTAGAATGAGAAATTATCTTAACAATACTTTTTTGAAAAGTAAACAAAACATTAATATGCCTATTGTTAAAGCCTTACTTAAGTATGATCAATCCAACTTTTCTCTTTGAATATTAGAATATGCTGAACCTAATAATTTAACTACAATAGAAACTTTTTATATAACACATTTAATGCCTTATTACAATGTATTAAAACAAGGTTATTCTTCATTAGGTTATAAACACACTGAAGAAACTAAAAGTTTACTTTCTCAATTAGCTAATAATAGAGTACATTCAGATAAAACTAAAGGGTTAATAGCAAGAGCTTTGACAGGTGAAAATAACCCGTTTTATAATAAAAATCACTCTATTGAAAGTAAAGTAAGAATGATTGAGGCTAATTCAAGTTATCCTGTTTATATTTATAATTCATATAAAGAGTTATTAGTTATTTTTCCTTCAGTTTTAACTTTAGCTAAATTGATTAAATCAAACCATTCTACAATAGTTGCTTATATAAAAGAACAGACATTATTTAGAGGAGAATGATACTTTAGTAATATTCCTTATAATATTGATGACTCTTCTAAAATACTAAACTGAGATTCTAAAGAATCTGAAGAGTTAGTATTAGACATCAATAATAATAGTCATATTAAAAAAGCAATATTTGTTTATGATTTAAATAATAAATTTATAGGTAAATATGAAGGAGTAACACATGCTAAAAAAGTTTTTAATATAAATCATATTACAATAAAAAGATGTGCTGAAGTAAACGGAACATATAAAGATTACATATTTTGTTATGAAAGATTAAAAGATTAATGAGTTTATTCGTTTTACATTTATATCTTTGGGTTCTTTTATTATCAAATAAAATGATAAGTGTAAAGTAAGTGGTTCACTTTATTTTTTAGGTTCATTGATTTTATTAAATATAGTTAATAAAAACATTATAAATACATTAGATAAATTAAAACCAAATAAAGCGTTAAAAGTTTATAATAATTTTTATACTGATAGAAAAGAATTATATAAAGAATTTAAGGGTGATAAAAAAGGATATATTTATATAATTATAAATAAATTAAATGGTAAATGCTATGTCGGTAGTACAAGATCTATAAAAGTTAGACTTTATAATTATTTTAACTTAGCATTACTTGAAGCACAAAAAGGTAGACCTATTTCTAGTGCTATCTTAAAATACGGATTAGTTAATTTTGCTTTTGTTATTATAGAAGAAGTAGACCTAGAAATACATAATTTAGAAGATCGAGAAACGTACTGAATAAAAAAAATAAAACCTGAATATAATGCTATAAAAGAAGCGGCTAGAAATTTAAGTGTTCCTCATTTATCAGAAACAAAATTAAAAATTTCAATTAGTAGATCTTCAGGTATTATATATGTTTATGATGAATTAAAAAGATTATTAGTCATAGTACCTTCTTTATCTTCTTTAGCTATATCCTTGGGTAGTTCTTCAATAAGTATATCTTTAAAAAGATCAATGCAAAATGAAACTTTATTCCGTTCTTGTTGATATATATCTAAATATCCTTTTGGTGAAAAAGATGAACCTATAATGGGTATATCTTCACCTGAATATTCTAAATTAATAGAAGAAATGAAATCTAAAAAACATATTAGAAAAGCTATCTTTGTATTTAAAGATGGTGAATTTTATAGAAAATACGATGGTCTATTAGAAGCTGAAAAAGACTTAAACGTATCTCATGATACTATAAACGCTAATATTGAAAATAATACCACATATAAAGGATATAGATTTAGTTTACATCGAATTAAATAATAATAACTTATCATAATATTATAAAGTATTAATATTAAGCAGTGGTATTATTATTATTTATATGTTAAACAAAAACGATTACGTTATTATGTGAGTGGAGTTGTACTTGCTAATGCTTCACTGGATATTGCCTTCCACGATACTTACTACGTAGTTGCTCATTGTTCTTTACTTCCACTTGCGACACTACCTAATGGGCATATTGAGTATTTAAACCCTCAACAAACTGAAGGTACGATTAGAATAAATTTTGCTAAAAAAAGAGGGGTTTATATATGAACCAATAAAATTAATGGTAATCAATATATAGGTAGTGCTAAGGATCTCTCGACTAGGCTGTCAAATTACTTTACTAATTCTTATGTTAAATATCAAACCTCAAGAGGTAGCGCTATTTCTTCAGCTATTCTTAAACACGGTTTATCAGAGTTTAGTTTACAAATATTTGTGTTAGGTGATTCACCTACACGTGATACTATTTCTATTAATTCCGATCATATTTTGTTAGAACAATACAACCCTCCGGGTGGATATGTCCTTAAATATAATATAAGACGAATAGCTCTTGGTCCCGCACCAACATTAAAGCCTAATTATGCTAATAAAATGGGTAATAATAATATACAATTTGGTAAAAAGGGAGCTGAGGGAGCTGCGTGAGACCATTGTCATTCTCCAGAACAAAAAGAATTATGGTCTTTCACTAGAAGTACGCCTATATTTGTATACGATTCTAATACATTAAATTTTAATACTATCGCATATGGATATGTAAGATTAGCTAGTATATTAGGGGTACATGTTAATACAGCTAGACGTGCAGTTAAATCAGGTAGTGTGTATGCAAATAAATATATTATCTCGTTATCTGAGTTAGACAAAGAAAAGCTTGAAAGTTTTAAAAATAAGGTGAAACCTAAGAGTACTATTATTAAACTAGTTCATGTTTATAATAAAGATAAGTCTGTACTTCTTAAAACATTTCCCAGTGTTAATGCTTTTATGTTATTTTCTAAACAAAGTGGTTCTAATACAAAATTACTTTGTACAACAGATACTCTTTGATTAGGCGAATATTTTCTTTCATATGACCTAATAGATAGCGCAAATAATTCACTTGCAGGACAAAACCCTGATAAATTTAACCCTGCGTTAAAGAAAAAAACAAGTATTCCGGTTTATGTATACTCAGCTGATGGTACTATTTTTATTAAACATTACAACAGTCTTAGAGAGTGTGTTAAAGAATTAGGGGGTAATCGTAATGCTAATACTAAATCTTTAGAGTTACGTATTGAGCATAAACAGCTTTATCTTGGACTTAGGGTTTCTTACACTCCATTATTTGAACACAAAGAATAACATACATCTAAATTGTATGGAAAAGCAGCTACTTTCATTTTGTGAGACATGAAAAAAAATTGCACTATATGCTGGAAACCCGTTATAGCTCTTATTACTAATTAATATATAATTAATATTTTTTGTATTAAATATATAACAGTGAAAATATAAGAGATTTGGCAATCAGCAGGTACTCAATTTTTTTTTTGCGCTAAGGCGATTAAAAATATTGGGTTCTTCAGAGACTACATGTGCAACTCTTTCTGCCTTATTCCCCTCTCTCATCATTTTATTCGATGAGTGAGGCCCGGTGAAAGACGAAGATATAGTCCAAATATATCCAAAGATATATTACACAATGTGCTCATTTCCACTACGTTTTAAGTATGGGTGCTGTATTTGCCTTATTTAGTGGATGATATTTCTGAATTCCAAAAATTCTTGGATTAGATTATAATTTATTATATTCTAAAGCTCATTTCTGAGTGTTATTTGCAGGGGTTAATTTTACATTCTTTCCTCTTATAATGTTGGGGATCTATGTAAGTAATTATATAGTACAATAGGAGATTATAACTCCTTAATCTTGGCTATATGCTGGAATATCCTTAGAGCTTTATGCACTTTATTATTATAAGGTAAAAATCATAAAGATTGGACAATCAGCAGGGAAGTTTTTATTAATACTTAAAATTACCCCTCAACGATCACACGCCGAGTGTCCTTAAATTAAGTATTTAGATTAAGGATAATGATATGATCTAAATTATTTTATAAAAGTGACTAATAAGTATTGATTTTTTATCTAATTTAGGTTCACGTACAAAAATTTTACCTAATATATATAGCTTGAGTCCTAAGAATAAAATATGGGGTCCACCCAAAAGAAAGTATTCTACTTCTTCTAGTAACTCATTTAATCTAGATGGTATAGACAATACTGAAACTATAAAATTTGATTCTCTTGAACAAGCATGTAAAGAAATTAAATTTAAATATATAGGTGTTTCAGGAGTTTATAAACTAACTAATAAAAATAATATAGATAGATTTTATATAGGTAGTTCAAATAACTTAGCTAGAAGGATGGAAGAATACTTAAAATTAACGAAAGGTTTAAGAAATCCTCATTCATCTGGAGAATTAGAAATATCGTTAACTCCAGCATCAGAATGAAGCTTAGTATTTATTTATCTTACATCTCCTCAATTATCATTAGTATATGAACAGTATGCAATAATTATGCTTAAACCTACAATTAATAGTAATTATAAAGTTATCCCTAGAGTAAATCCTCAATGAGGAAATAATTTAGATCATGCTATTATTGTAATAGATAAATTATTATCTTTATTTACCGCAGGTTCTGAAGGTTTCGAAAGATTATCTGTATTCTTACAAGTTTTTAAAACAGTTGATAATATAAAATTTGAGCTAGAAGATTTAGGTAATAAATATTATTGTTTTTTAGTATTTATTTATGATATTACTTCACCAGATAAAAATCCAATTGTCTATTCTTCAATTAATAGAGCTTTAAAAGGATTACAAATTAGTCATAGTAATTTATTAGATCATATAAATAATAATTATTTATTCAAATCAAAATTTATCATATCTTTTGAACCAATAGATGCAGATGCTTTAAAAAATTATATAGAAAAACCTGTAGGAGATAGCCAATTAAGAAAGCACATTACAGTTTATAATCTAGATAATGAGATAGTTACAGAATTTAAATCTGGGAGAGAGATGGCCAAATATTTTAATATTGATGGGAGAGTAGCTAGAGCTGCTATAGCCCTAGGTGAATTCCAGGACTTTTTACTAATAGTAAAAGAAATTTCTCATAGAAAAACAATTTACGTATTTGATAGTGATACATTAGAATTAACAGATAAAATAAATGGTGTGTCAAAAGCTATGAAATACGCAAAAGTTAATTTTTATACATTAAAAAACTTAATTGAAAATAGAAATTCTTACAATGGAAAAATATACAGCTATATAGATAAATTATAAATTTTACAATACGTACGCACTAAAAAAAAAACTATGATGCAACATTTCTTAGGTCAAGTAGGCCCTTTATTATAGAAATATAATAATTTGCACAACACTGTATGCTAGAAACTCTATTAGGTAGTTGGCACTATAAATAGACAATTAGCAGGAAATCAATTAGCGATTATGATTATATATTTGCTTTAAGATACGTCTCTAACTAAAGTTGATATTGATTCCATGAGATGTAGAGATCCTCAGAGACTATATGTGTTGCAACTTAAAAGTTGAAGAAATAGTCCAATAAGCATAGTAATATGCGTAATAATATATTGCTATTTGTATATGGATTTAGCTATTTACTTTATTTTAATTTATACAACAATAATATGTATCTAATAAAAAATGGTGATGCAGATTCTAAAGGAAATTCTAAACAACTTGATAGTTCAGAAGTAAATAGTTACCCTGAACCTGAACAAGATCCTGAACAAGATCCTAATTCTGGACCTGAACAAGATCCTAATGAAGACGACTTTATTCAGAAATCAATAAATAATAATAATTTAATAACTATTGAGCATAAACATAAGCTTAGTGAAAAATATCAGTTAAATTTGTCTGATTTAAATTATTCTAGTGCCTCCCCTTTATATAATTTTTTAAGAGATAAAAATACTCTTTTAAAAGAATTTAGAAATAAAAGTGGTATTTACCTTATACATAATAATATAAACGGTAAAAAATATATCGGTAGCGGAATGGATTTAAGTAAAAGACTTGCTACCTATTATTTCCCTTCTCGTTTGTGTGATGGGCGGTATATTTCTAATTCTATATTGAAATATGGACATGGTAGTTTTTCTGTTGTTGTTTTAGATATTTTAAGTAATACTAGTACATCGATAAAAAAAGATATTATTAGTAAAGAACAACAATGCATAAATTTATATAAACCTGTGTATAACTTAAACCCTATAGCAGGGTCAAGTATGGGTTTCAAACATTCAGAAGAGTCTAAAAGACTTATATCCGAGTTCCGTATAGGTAAACCTTTGTCTGATGAAACTAAGAAAAAACTTAGTGCATTGTTTTCAGGTGAATTAAACCCATTTTGATCTAAAGTTCACTCTACTACCACTTTAGAAAAAATGAGTAAATCTAAAGTGGGTATATTAAATCCTATGTTTAACAAGGAAAAATCTAAGGAGTTTCTTGAACATATGTATAAAGATAGAAAGGGTTCTAATAATCCTATGTTTGGTAAAATCAAAAGCAAAGAAACTTTAGAAAAAATGAGCAAAAAAGTATATGTTTATGACAGTAATAAAGAATTTATTATACTTTATGATAGTATAAAGTTTGCTGTAAAAGATTTACATATAGCAGCTGAAACTATTAACAAGTACTTAGATACAGATAAAATATACAAAAATAAATACTTTTATTCAAAATTAAAATAAAATTATTAATAGCAAAATACCATAAATTTGCTACAAGGAATGCCACGTCGGGTAAGTGATTACCCTGATGCTTTTACAGGTTGAAACTTTATTAGTAGTATCGGTTCAGTAATATCTGTAGCTGCTACTGCACTATTCTTACAAATAGTGTACTTACAACTTGTAAAAGGTAAAGCTATATATGGTTATATATGAGCTGTCCCTCAACTATTTAGTGATTATTTCAGAATACTAACGGATAGATGTAGTCCTGGTTTAGAATGAGCTTTACATAACCCACCTAAACCACACGCATTTACTAGCTTGCCTTTACAGAGTACTGCTGTAATAGGGGCTAATGTACACTATCTAATAGTTCTAATAGGTATGGCATTATTAATATATAGTGGTAATTCTTTATATGCTGACTTTATTATGTGTGATGCACCTAGAGCTTGAGGACTTTACTTCCAAGATAGTGCTAGTCCACAAATGGAAGCTCTAGTGGAGTTACATGATGATATTATGTATTATCTAGTAGCCATATTATTTAGTGTGGCTTGAATACAGGGAGCTATCATTAAATATTTTAATATGGCTAAATATCCTATTAGTAACAAATATCTTAATCATGGTAAAAGTGTGCCTATTCGAAAGTGTTCTAAGTTTAAATTTATACCGTTAAATTATAAAGTATCTACCCATATACGTACTTATTGTACTCTACCTAATACGGATAATAATCCGGCTAAAGTTTATGAAGATGCTTATTCTATGAAAAATATAATTATAAAAGAAAATATAGGTAAATCTGGAATCTACATGTTAACTAATAAACTTACAGGTGATATATACGTAGGACAATCGTCTGATATATCCAATAGATTTAAAAATTACTTTAATCTTAGTTATTTAAAAAGTAAGAAAGGGCTTATAATAAGTAGAGCATTAATTAAATACGGATACTCTAATTTTTCTCTTATTATATTAGAATATTGCAATAAATCTGATTTATCAAAAAGAGAACAATATTACTTTGATAAATTAGAACCACAATACAATATATTAAAAATAGCAGGTAGCTCTAAAGGTTTTAATCATTCAGATGAAACTAAAGCTAAAATTAGTAAAGCTTTAAAAGGAATATATATAGGGGAGAAATCTGCTTTATTTGGTAGCTTAAAAACAGAAGAAACCAAACAACTAATGAGTTTAAAAAAAGCCGGTGAAAATAATCCTTTATATGGTAAATTTCACAATGAAGAAACTAAAAATTTAATGATACAAAAAGCTTTAGGTAGAAAACACTCTGATGAAACTAAATTAAAAATTAGCGCAAAAAGAGGAAATCCTGTGAATATATATGAGAAATGTTCATCAGAAGAATTTAAATTAATAGGTAGTTTTATTTCAGCAAGAAGAGCTGGTAAATTTTTAGAAATGAGTGGTAGTACTGTAATAAAATATATGAATTCAGGGGCAATTTATAAACACAGATATAAATTTTCTTCTCAATAGTAGTAAATACTTTTAAACTTAGAAATACTTCGAAAAAAAAATTTTAACTATATGCTGGAAGTTTCTAAAACCTTGGATATTATAATATATATAATTATATATTATCAATGAAAATTCCAAAGGATGTAACAATGAATAATCAGCAGGAAACCTAAGTAATCTTTTATCCTTTTATTTATTAAAAAGAGGCGATTATGATAAGGGATCCTCAGAGACTACACGTGAAACAGCCAGTTTATGTTTCGGTTGTATGTCATACAACCTTAGCGGAAAACATAATAAAAATTGGTTGATAATATAGTCCAAGATTTTATATGAAAATATAAAAGATTAACATGAATTGTTAATACTGACACTATTACCGTCGATGGGACGAAATTTAATCGTTATAAAATCATTAACGTTCAAAAGGTATTATAGCAACTCTTATAAGCTTAATAATAAGAACAATATAAATAATAATGATGATAATTCAGAGTCTGAAGGAATTAATATTAGCAATCCTTTAGATAAAAATAAAAACATGACAATTTATATTGATATAGAGTCTAACAAAAAAACTATTTTAGCGGAAAATAAGGGTAAGCCTGGAATCTATATGATTACTAACAAATTAACTAAAGATTTCTATATTGGACAATCAAAAAACCTTTATAATAGATTTCTAAATTATTTTAATCCTGCTTATCTTAAAAGATCCCCTAATTCTAGAATAGGTAGAGCCATTCTTAAGTATGGTTACTCAAAATTTTCTCTGACTATTTTAGAATATTGTGATAAAGCAGATTTAACAACTAGAGAGCAGTACTATTTAGATAATTTAAACCCTATTTATAATATCTTAAAAACCGCAGGAGTATACGCCGTTGATTTTACTCATACTGAAGAGACTAAAAGTCATTTAAGTAAATCTTTAAAAGGAGTTTATGGCGGAGAAAAATCCTACTGATATGGTAAAAAACTTTCAAGCGAAACGAAAGCTCTTATGAGTTCCAAAAAAGCTAAGGAAAATAATCCTTTATTTGGGAAAAAACATAGTGAAGAAACTAAAGATTTAATGAGAGAAAAAGCTTTAGGAAGAAAACACTCTGAAGATACCAAATTAATAATGAGCTCTAAACGTGGAAGTTTGGTTAATATACTTGAAAGGTGTGATAAAGAAGGTTTTAAATTGATAGGTAGTTTTGTTTCCGCAAGGAAAGCAGGTATCTTTTTAGGAATTAGTGGTAGCACGGTAGTAAAATATATGAAATCTGGAGAAATATTTAAATATAAATATAAATTTTCTCCCCAATAGAACTCTTACTAGTTCTTTCCCCTTAATTGCGAAGCGTCCCTGAATAAAAATTTGTAAAAATAAAATACCAATTGAATATAACCCGGTGGTGTAGAAAAGGTCAAACTGGTGTAAAACAATTAATGTGAATCGAGTCGACACTTATAGAATTAATTTGAACAATAACTCCTGCATTAATCTTGGTGTTAATAGCTTTTCCTTCTTTTAAACTACTTTATTTAATGGATGAAGTTACAGATCCATCATTATCTGTTTTAGCAGAAGGTCATCAATGATATTGAAGTTATGAATACCCAGATTTTTTAAATAGTGATGGAGATTTTGTAGAGTTTGATTCTTATTTAGTACCTGAATCTGATTTAGAAAAAGGAGCTTTAAGAATGCTAGAAGTTGATAATAGAGTTATACTACCTGAAATAACACACACTAGATTTATTCTTACGGCTGCAGATGTAATTCATTCATTTGCTATTCCTGCTTTAGGTATAAAGTGTGATGCATAAAAAAAAAATAAGTGTAGGCTACTTATTAATTGTGCAATAAAGAGCCAAACTCCGGGGAAGCCCTAAAGCTCTAGTAACCAAAGTCTCCTCGGAAACTAGGAGATCGGCCTGATTAATGATTCAGGGTAAGGTAACATCACTAGAGATGATAGTAATTGAAATGGGTGATCGCGGATCTAAATCAGACAGTGTCTGTAAAAGAGCAACGAGTAGACGGTTCTTCAACTTTTATAGTTGTAAGGTGTACTCTAGTCGCCGGGAAACCGGTTTTAGGGAGAAATCAAGTAGATAGGCTTATCTGTCTATAAAGTAACCCTAGATTAAAGTTACTACAACAGCCTTGGCCTTATTACTATTTAGGATAAAGTTGTAATTCGGCCTTTATTCAAGCCATATATTTAAGGATATAAACACGATAAACTCTTATAAAATAGCTGTGGCTATGAGTACTATTCTTTTAGTTATGTCCTTTAAATCTTTAATGTGTTTATATAGAGGCACAAAACTGACACCAAACCTAGTAGATAAACTTAGTATAGGTAGACAGGCACAATCAAGTAGAGGCAATAAACTACGTGAAATGCAACGTGCCTCTTATATATTAAACGCAAAAGTGGAATGGTTTAGACCCCGTTTGCATGGTGTAAACGCATTAAACTCCGTTAGATTTGAGTCGAATGCAGTAACATCTCTTTACAATAGTAAAACATCTCGTACTCTCAGTCTAGTTCAAGAACATATAGCCAAAGGTAACCCTATTAATAGCGAAGTTATAAATAGTGTGTTACTTACCCAAAAAATGGCTATACCTCAAAAAGAGCTAGACAAACTTTTAAACCTTCCAAGTGTAAAATTCGATTTACCTATTACTGATGAAACACATTCTTCATTACTAGCGCTAATAAGAAAACCACATTCTAAACGTAGTAATACAGGTGTCTATATTTTTACCCATAAACTTACAGGTAATAAATATGTAGGTTCAAGTAACGATTTAGCTAGAAGATTAAAACAATATTTTGACAAAGATCTATTGTTTGCTAATAAAAATTATGGATTATTAGTACCTTTGATTAACAAAGAAGGATTCGGTGCATTTAGCTTACAAATTATTGTAGTACCTTCTTCCTATCCTAAATATTCATACTGCTTTTTAGAACAATACTTTTTATTAGACAAAAGTTTTAACTTAAATACTCAAAGAATTGTTAATTTTAGAGTTAACCAAGGATTTAAAGTGTTTTTATACGATCTAGATTGTAAAACTTTATATCATTCAAGTAACTCTTTAAATGCTTTCTGTGCTGATTTAGGTGTACACAGCTCTTCTTATAGAAAATGCATATCAAGCGGTGTTCCTTACTTAAATTTATTTGTTATTTCAAATACTTTAATACCGGATGCAATACCAGCTAATTTAACTGAATCTGAAGTATGTGAGTTATTAGCTAAACGTAGAAAAGAGAATTTAGATCAAAAATCAATAGATTTGGGTAAAGTCGTAGAAGTATTTGATAAAGATACCAATGAAATAAAAACTTACCCTTCTCTTTATAAAGTTGCATATAGATTAGGTACTACTAGAACTACGGTTAGAAGCTATATTACTAGCGGTAAAGCTTACAAAAAGCGTTACTACTTAAAATTTTCTTATATTAGTAAATAATCGATAATTTGTAAGATATTCTGTAATCACGGCATTTTACATTGGAAGATTTATTGGGCGACATTTGTTAGGTAGAAGTTGTAGCGCGATCCAGGTAGATTAAATCAATTTTCTGTTTTAATTAATAGATTAGGTACATTCTATGGTCTTATTGAACAATGGCCAAAACTGTAGTGAACCTATGGTTATAAATCATCAAATTGCGGGAAACCCCTAAAGGAATCTTAACCAAGTAAGTATGGTAACATAACTTATGGCACAGGTAATGACTCGTGGTACGGTAAAATCAAGATTTATTATTCAATGGGCAATCCGCAGCCAAGTGCCAAGTATAAAATATTTGGTATGCAGTTCATCGACTAAACGTTGGTTGGTGTTATTAGTGTTAATAATGCTTAAGATATAGTCAGCCCCCACCTGAAAAGGTGCAGAAAAATGTAAGTATTATTTATATTTTTTGTTAAATAGATATATATTAATTTGTTAATTATATTTAGGGATCTCTACAAGTTTGCTAAACTTATTTTAATGTAAAAATAAAATCTTAAAAAAAAATGAAGCACTTGTCTTTCATACGAAAGACTATTGTAGTATTTGTATGATACAATTAGTAGAAGTGTTTTTAATAATCACTTCATATTGGATAAACGTATTGGATTAGGTTCTATAGGTGTTATCTCTTTAACTAGATATTTTAATTCAAGTAGATCTTTTAGTTCAAGTATACCTTTGGCAAATAAGCCAGAGTCTTTAGCGTTAGAGCATATCAATAGTGAAAAACCTACTACTTGATCCACTATTAATAAAATATTATTAAATCAAAATTTATCAGTTACTGACCCTAAATTAGAAAAATTATTAAAAGTAAAAGGTGTTGAATTGGATCTTCCTATATCTACACCGGAAAATATTAAACTTTTAGCTGAATTAACAGGTAAATCTAAATATAAAGGTTTCTCTGGTGTATATATCTTTATACATAATAATACAGGCCATAAATACGTAGGTTCATCTAATTTATTAAGACGTAGAATGGATTACTATTTTAAAGGAGATTTTCCTTTAGTTGGTAAATTTTTACCTTTACTTCATAAAGAAGGGCTAAAAGCTTTTAAATTAATAATATTTAAATTAGATAGTAATATATTTAGTAATCAAGACGCTTTAATATTAGAACAGTATTATTTATTAAATAAAGAATTTAACTTGAATACATTAAGAGTTGTTAATGCAGGATCTTCAAAAGGTGATCCTGTATATGTTTATGATTTAACATGTAGTACTCTTTATTATCATGCGAAATCTAATATTGAATTAAAAAGAGTATTAAAAATACATACTAAAACGAGTAAAAAGTATGTAGATTCTAAAATACCATATCTTAATAAATTCTTACTATTAAGCTATTATATACCTACTGCTTTAACAAGCAATCTATCGGTAGATAAATTAGTAGATATAATGCAAAAAGAAAGACAAGATATGTATACATTAGGAACTCGTAGAAGTATTTCAGTAGAATTAAAAATTAAAGAAGGAAATACCTTTGTAAATTCAGATTCTATAGGCCAAACTTTAAATTTTGATTCATTAACATCTTGTATTGTATATTTAAGAGAATTAGGTTTAACGATTAAAAGAGCCACTCTTACTAAATATATAAAAAATGAAAAAGTGTTTCATAATTTCTTATGTAAATATTCAGATAATATTTTACCGGATAATTTTGAACAAGTAGGATTAATTATTGATGAATATAAAAAATTAATAGTAGATACAGACTTAGATTCCTTAAAAGTAAATAGAAAAAATAAACCTGTATTAGTAAAAGGAGAAAATTTTGAGAAAGAATTTGAAAGTATTACGGATACAATTAAATACTTTGATACTTTAAATATAAAATTAGATAGAAAAGCTTTATATCTTCATTTAAAAAACGATAAAAGATATAAAGACTATTATTTTTCTCATAAATAACTAGATAATAGTTCAAAATATTTTATTTTACTGGTATAGTAATAAAGATTTATCAATTACATTAAATAAACGTAGAGATACTCCGCAATGTTCAGAAATTTGTGGTATATTACATAGTTCTATGCCTATAGTTGTGGAATCTGTATCTTTAGTTAAGTTCTTATCTTGACTACAAGAACAATAGTCTAATGACGTCGTCATTGGTATTATCAAAAACCCGTAGGGTTTTTGACTTTTATAAAATAACAGTTAGATTACTGTTAACTTGTTATTAAAATTAAAAAATAGTATAACAAATCCCTCTTTTTTTATTAGGGAAGGGGAAAATTGTTTTATAATTATAAACTTTGGCTACGGTCCCAGAATTATTATATTTGTACAGCAATTAGTGGGAGAAGATTATATATTTGATTAAAGCCCACTTATGAAAAAAAAAATTAACATTAGTTATATCGGGGGGGACTATATGCAGACAAGGAGAATTATATTCAGACTCTATAGGAGAGAGAACTGATTGAGATTTAGTTTTCATCTTTTTTCTTTCTATTAGGTTTTTTAACACTCCTTTTACTTGTTCCAGAAAACTCATTTTTTTTCTCGAAGAATACAGCAAAACTAAAAGAATATACACTCAATTTTAAAACTACAACAAAACGGTAATTTACCTAGCCGATTACAGGAAAATGGTACATCGAAGAGATTCGATCTGTTGGATACATACTGACAGTAATAGCTGTAAATCTCCCAAGTTTTGTACTACAACAGCCCTTAGAGCAGATGAAATACCCTATCTTTAGAAGGAGAATATAGTTGGAAGGGAGCATGGAATGAAAGACACTAATAGCCTGGGCAGCTAAGTGGATAATAAACTCAATTATCTTCTAATGACTAGTAAAGAAATGTTGACCCGCTTCTCCTCGGAGATTAGAGTGAGTAATTGTAAGGCTTTTCGTACGAACATCAGGTGAGAATAGACATAAATAAATATGTACTTGGGGACAGAAATCAGTGTTGCTACGGTTTAGCCTAAGGGATCCGGAAATATATTTACTAATATAAATTAAAATCACCAGCAGGAATCTTATAAAAAAAAAATGAAAAACAAAAATTTATTACTTTCTCTATTATTTGGGCTTCTATTATTCGTCGTTCTATTGGAATTGCCTTTGGTGGGTCCTAATACTACTGAAGTCTTACTACAGTATGTTAATGCTGATTCATTATCCCCGATGTTTAGCCACTTTTTTACTTTAAAAACTAATGAGAATAATGATCTACCCTTTGGGTGGAGAACTACCTTTTAACCTTTCAAATCAAGAAGATAATAACTCTGTAGAAGATAATAACTCTAATAACTCTAATAACTCTAATAACTTTATAGAAAATAACAACTCTGTAGAAGATAATAACTCTGTAGAAGATAATAACTCTGTAGAAGATAATAACTCTAATAACTCTAATAACTTTATAGAAAATAACAATGAATATGATAATAATAACAATGATGGTTATAATAATTTAAGAGCTTTTAGTGAATTACCCGGGTCTGATATTTATAGTGATGATGATGATGATGATGATAATAGAATAGCTTTTAGTGAATTGCCAGGTTATGATATTTTTAGTGGTGATGATAATAATAACTCTATAGAAGATGATAACTCTATAGAAGAAAATAACAATATTGATAGTTCTGATGCATATACAAATACAACATCATCTAATGATAGATCATCTAATAATGATCCTTTTTATTATGATAGGGTTTTAGCAAATCGTAATTATGATGTAATTTCAGAAGTTCCTAGTTATCATACTTATCCTAATCAACCAGCGCCTTCTTATAAAACTTATGGTTCTACTGCTATTTTATATAATTCTGAGTTAGGTGAAGGGGAAACTTTTATTGGTAATTCAGCATTAGGGTATGTTGAGAATGATAGTATTTCAGATAATGATTCTGTATATACACAAGATATTGAGGAGCGTCATATGCTTACAATTAGAGGTGGTAAAGCTACAAGACGTAATTCTGAATTAAGGGATGATTACGGAAATGATTTAAACGGTGATAGATTTTCTCAAGAAATGATGGAATGTATTAAGAATATATCTACTGATTGTAATAGAAGTATACAAAGAATTGGTACAGATTTAATTCATAATCGTATAACAAGATCGTATGCTAAGAAAGCTATTGAGTTGGTTCATCTAGATTCTGAGGATCTTAATGGTGAAGTGTATGAAACTGAACATACTCTTAAAGAGGTCTTATGACCGGATATGTATGAAGTAGTACAAAATAATCCTTGATCAAAAGGTGGTCGTTATGAAAAGGAACGTAGTAATTTGGATCTACCCTTTGGGTGGAGAATTACCATTTCATTTAGAAAAATTACCTTTTGAATTAGAAAAAGAAGCATTCTCTTTAGCAATAACTCCTGCATTACCATTCTTAAGACATTTTATTCATTTATTTCTATTTCCAGTTATATCTACTATGTTGTATATGTTTATACCAGTTGAATTAGGAGGTTTATTTCTATTATATATTCCATGATTTTTTATAAAAATCATACTTCTTATACGTAGAACTACTAAACCGTCTATAGTTAATAGATTATTAGATCTTTTATATAATAAACCTTTAGATATTTTAGTTTACATATTAATATTCTTAGGTAGTTTACTTTTAGTTTTATATAGTGGGTGTTAATCTAGTTCTCCTTTAACCAGGTGTACTTACAAATATGGGTACTTAAACTATGGGTAGATATTAGAATATATTTATTATTAGGTTATTTATCTTTAGTTTAGTGACTAAAGTAATTATTGTTTTAGACTTGCTTTAGCATTAAACTATTTTGGTTGTAAACTACCTTCAATTTTATTGGTTTCTCCGGCCGAAGACATGCTATTATGCCTTTGATCTTTAGTGAAAAGATATATAAGTTTAAATTGCTGTACAGATTAACAGGGACAAGCCAGGCATCAAACTTACTTGAGTAAGAGGGCTCGTGACCCAGCTCCGGGTCCAGATAATTGGGGTCACCAAATTCTTTAAAAAAACATAAATGTTTTTGTCCTACAATGTAAAAGTTGTAGGATTTTGTTTGTAAAAGCCAGGGGGTGACTAGTATTGATGCGATTTAATTGTAATTGTGTATAACTTATATAAAAACGAAAATCACTAATATTAATAATTGGAAGTAGTGTATATCATTATATTAATATGTTGTATTTACTTTTGTATTTAGATTATATTGTTTTTCTTTTAATATATTTTCTAGTAGTTTTACAGGTGACGGGTCAAATTATCTATTGTATCTGTTTTCTGATGCATTTTACCTGTACTTTTATTGTGTTTTATGGATTTATTTAATACTGATTTCACTATTAATGTATATATTCTAGATTTTGATGTTACTTTAACTAATTATCATTTAAACTTTGCTCTCTTAATCTGAGGTTTCTTTAATTTAATGCGTAAATCTATTATGCTTATTAATTACAACAGAGGTGCATATAATAGGGGGGATTATAAAAACTTAATTATTGCATGTATTAGCTTATTAGCAGTTCTATGCCTACAGTTGTGGAATCTGTATCTTTAGTTAAATTCTTATCTTGACTACAAGAACAATAGTCTAATGACGTCGTCATTGGTGTTATCAAAAACCCGTAGGGTTTTTGACTTTTATAAAATAACAGTTAGATTACTGTTAACTTGTTATTAAAATTAAAAAATAGTATAACAAATCCCCTTTTTTAATAATTAGGATTAGGGAAAATTGCATAATAATTATATTTTTGTATAATTATACAGCAATTAGTGGGAGAAGATAGATATATATGTTTTTATACGTTTATTAAAGCCAATAAAAAAAAAAAAAAAAAAAAAATTCTTATT